TTAACTATAAATCCTGTTGTTAGAGGAGATGTTAAAATAGATGACTTTAAAAAAATTCAAACTAATATGGATTTACCACCACCAGGTTCACGTGGCGGACCAGAAGATATTGCAGCACCTGTGATGAACGTTGAAGACATTATGACTATGCAGGGTAAAGGTGGTATTGATTTTATAGATTTTGTAAGAAGAACAGACCCAGAAGGTGCAGCTAAATTACAAAAAGAAGTTGATAGATTAAATGCAGCAAGTGATGCTGCTGATGCAAGATTTGCAATAGCTAATATGCCCGACGCACCATCTAAACGTGCAAGCGCTAGAGAGTTTTTAAACAACGCTTTAAAAGAAGACGATATTCTTAAAACAAATCTTAACAGCGTAGTATCTGCAGAAGATGTAAAATACATTACTGAAGGTGGAGGCGGTATTATGGGTGATCCATTAATATTGGTTGAAAAATATTTTGGGCCAAGAATTTTAGAGAGTCTTCCATCAGGCGGAACTGCCGAAGAGATTGCAATCTTTACACGAAGAGTTATGAACAATGTAGAAGACGCTTCAGGATTTAAACCTGACGATCCAAGATTCGATAGATTCACTGCACGGTTTATCGATGAAGTACAAGATTTTGCAAGAGGCGGACTAGCTAAGATCCTGGAGGTGTAATGCCTAGCGGAAAAAAAACATCAGTAGAAAAAAATATTTGGAAAATTACTTACCCTAGCGGCACCATAAGATATCGAGTTGAGTTTAGTGGTAAAGGCACTGAACTATATGCATTAGAAAAAAGTTTAACCAAAGCTAGAGAAATAAAAGCAGAACATTTAGAAAAACATCCAGAACTTATTCCAAGGACTCCTGCAGAAGTAAGAGAATATAATATAAAAAAAGCAAGAGTAGTTAAAGTTCCAGGTACAAAATTTATAGCTGAATATGAAACAAGACCAGGAACTTACAATATAAAAATATCAAGAGCAAAAAAAGCCGGTGAAAAAAAGATAACACTTACTGATACAGTTGTCGGTTTAGCAAATGCTAAAAAAAGAGAGAAAGAATTAATTGCAGAAATGGAGAAACTAACAGGAAGAGGAATAGATGTAGTTGATTATAAACCACCAAACCCTCTTTATGAAAAAGCTCTAGCAGACGTAAAAAAACAAATGACCAAATGGAATAAGTTGGGGTATTATCCAAAAGATATTTTAGTAAAAATTTCTGATAAATATAAGTTTCCTTATGTAAAAGGCGAAGGGGCTAATAGACAACTTTCTCAATACGTAAGAAAAGCGGGTTTAATTGATTATGATAATTTACAGCCACTGTCTTCAAAATATATAACTGCCATAGAAAACTATAAAAAATATAAAGGTGATAAAACTAAGGTAGGTGTTAAAAAATCTATTTTAGAAAAAGTAGGTCTTCCATCTAAAGCGGCCGATGTTGCTACATTTAGAATGGCGTTAAATAGGATTGGAAAAAATGTAGTTGAAGACATAAAGCTTGAAGGTGAACAAACACAAAGAAACATAACTAAAAAGTTAGGTGAGAAGAGTGCTTTAAACATAGAAGATTTTTTAACTGGTAAAAAAATGGGTGACCTACAAGTTACCGGTAAAAAAGGATCTTTGTTAGATAAAATGCATTTAGCTGACAAAACTGGATTAATACGTATTGGAGAAATGGGTTATGGTTCTTCAAAATTAAACCAGATGTTAGGTGGAGGATTCAAAAGAACTGAAGGAGCAGAAAGACATCGAGTAGCCTTAAATAAACACATGGATAAAATAATTAAAAAATTTAAAGGAAACCCTGATGCCATGTATACCATTAGTCCTGGTCCAGATAGTTTTGATCAAAAGAAATTTAAAAATGCTTTACAAAGAGAATTTGGAAAATCAAAAGGTCAAGTACCATTAGCACAATACATAAATAAAATTTTAAATGAAGAAGCTAGATTAATGGGAACTGCAACAGATGGTTTAATTACTACAAGACAAATAGATCCAGTAACTTTAGAGAGAATGAAACCTTCATACGGTTTATCTGGTTCTAGAACTCTGCCGCCTGTTGGACAAATAACAGATGATCTTACACTACAAGAATTAGGATTAGAAAAAAAACAAGCAGGTTTTAGAAAAGTTACTCCAAGATTACAGGACTTAGAAACTTCTGCAAATCTAGCTTTTCAAAGTGCCGACATTAATATTAAAAATATGAAACTTTCTCCAGCTAGGATGAATTCAATAGTAAATTCAATTGATAAAATGTTGGCTGCTGGATTACAAAATGCAAAATATGAAGAGATATCTAGATTAGCAAAACAATGTACATTGCTTAGAGCAGATGGTGGTCGAATTGCTTTTGCAGAGGGTGGACCATGTGCACAAGCTCAGAAAGCAGTTAGATCTTTAGATAACACTGATATGGTTAAAATAGGATCTAATATTGATGATGCAATGCAAGGACCTATGGGTAAACTTAGAGATGTTTCCAGAACGTTAATACAAAGCCCTCTTTTAAAAAAAGGTGGTAAGTTTGGTGCATTGGCAGCAGTTGGTGCTGGTGCAGCTGCAATTGTAAAACCATTTATGAATGATGACGTATCCACTTATTTGTCTAACGAAGGACAACAAAAGAATATGTTAAAGTCCATGATCCTCGATCCCATAACCCAACCAGATGAAAAAATTACCGAGGATGAAGTAAACGTATTTGATAAAGCATACTTACCAACTCTAGGTGCAGTAACTGCAGCAGGAGCCATTCCTGGTGGTAAAAGATTATTTGATGTTAGAAAAAGAATGGGAGCTGGTAACATTAGAGCAGCACTTAGTCCAATAAGAGGTGTACTTGGAAAAGGATTAGCTGCAACAGGAACCCCATTAGGAATTGCTGCATTAGAGCCATTGTATCTTGCTTCACAAATTTCTGAAGGAGATTCATTAGGAGAAATTGCAACAAACCCATTAAACTATTTAGCACCAGCTTTTGCAGGTGGATTATCTAAAGAAGCAACACGTTTTGTTGGACCAACGGCGTCTAAAGTTATGAGACTAGGAATTAGTCCAACTGCATTAAAAACTTTTTCACGTAGATTTGGTTTACCAGGATTAGCTTTGTCCTCTGGTATTAGTGGATTTGAAATGTTACAGAATTATAGAGCAGGAAGAGGACTATTTGATGACGGTTAAGAACAAAACTCTTGTGGCAAATATGCAACATGTTAAATGGAATCAAATCCCACCATTAAAGGGACCTGACTCACAGGGGTTGAATGTTCCTCTAAAACAAGCTACAACAATAAAGAACTCGGAGGATATAAATGGCAGACATAGACAAGTCGCTACCAAACGTAAAAACAGAACTTGAAATACCTAGCGAAGAAGAAATCGCAGTTAAAGAACAAGAAACGATCAACGAACAAGTTGGTCCTGATGATGTACAAGTAACTGAAGAAGAAGATGGTAGTGCTACAATAGATTTTGATCCAGAAGCAGTTAATCAACCTGGAACAGATAGTCACTTCGATAACTTAGCAGAACTATTACCTGAAGATGTTTTAGGTAAATTAGGTTCTGAACTTGCAGCAAATTACATGCAATATAAATCTTCAAGAAAAGATTGGGAAGATAGTTATACAAAAGGTTTAGATTTATTAGGATTTAAATACGAAAACCCAACTCAACCTTTCCAAGGTGCTTCAGGTGCAACACACCCAGTGTTAGCAGAAGCAGTAACACAATTTCAAGCACAAGCTTACAAAGAATTATTACCCGCAAATGGTCCAGTCCATACTAGAATAGTTGGACTAGCTGACAGAGCTAGAGAAGACCAATCAAACAGAGTTAAAGAATTCATGAACTATCAGCTCATGGATGTGATGAAGGAGTATGAACCCGAGTTCGATCAAATGCTTTTTTATCTCCCTCTTAGTGGCTCTGCCTTTAAAAAAGTTTATTACGATGAACTTTTAGGCAGAGCTGTATCAAAATTTGTTCCAGCTGACGATTTAGTTGTGCCTTACACTGCAACATCTTTAGAAGATGCAGAAGCAGTTGTGCATGTAATAAAAATGTCAGAGAATGAATTAAGAAAAAAACAAGTTTCAGGTTTTTATAAAGATATAGAACTAACACCTGGATACAATCAAGAAACAGAAGTAGAAAAAAAAGAAAGAGAATTAGAAGGAATTAAAAAAACTAGAGATGAAGACATCTTTACTATTTTAGAAATTCATACCGACTTAGATTTAGAAGGTTTTGAAGATAAAGATTCACAAAAAGAACCAACAGGAATTAAACTTCCTTACATTGTGACTCTTGAAATGGGTAATAGAACAATATTATCAATTAGACGTAACTATCAAGCTAACGATCCGCAAAAACTTAAAATAGATTACTTTGTACATTTTAAATTTTTACCTGGAATGGGCTTTTATGGTTTTGGTTTAATTCATATGATCGGTGGTTTGTCTAGAACGGCAACTACTGCACTAAGACAATTGTTAGATGCGGGTACGTTAAGTAATTTACCTGCAGGATTTAAACAACGAGGAATACGAGTAAGAGACGAAGCGCAAGCTATACAACCCGGCGAATTCAGAGATGTAGATGCACCTGGAGGAAGTATCAAAGATGCATTTATGCCTTTACCTTTTAAAGAACCTTCACCAACTTTATTACAGTTGATGGGTATAGTGGTACAGGCAGGGCAACGATTTGCCGCCATAGCTGACATGCAGGTCGGTGACGGCAACCAACAAGCAGCTGTTGGTACGACTATAGCTCTCTTAGAACGTGGTTCGAGAGTCATGTCAGCCATACATAAGAGATTGTATGTGGCGATGAAGTGTGAGTTTAAATTGTTAGCAGGAGTTTTTAAAACTTATCTGCCTCAAGAGTATCCTTATGACGTAGTTGGAGGTCAAAGAAATATAAAAGTTGCAGATTTTGATGACAAAATAGATATTATTCCAGTTGCAGACCCAAATATCTTCTCTCAATCGCAAAGAATTAGTTTAGCACAAACAGAATTACAACTTGCAATGTCAAATCCGCAAATGCACAACTTGTATGAAGCGTTTTATGCAATGTATTCGGCAATTGGTGTAAAAAATATTGATAAAATTTTACCACCACCGCCAAGACCCACTCCAATGGACCCTGCAGCAGAAAATATTATGGCAATGAGTGGAAAACCATTCCAAGCTTTCAAAGGACAAGACCATCAAGCGCATATTACAACCCATTTAAACTTTATGGCGTCTAATATTGCCCGAAATGCACCTCCGGTTATGGCTGCATTGGAAAAAAACATTTTTGAACACATTTCTTTGATGGCACAAGAGCAATTAGAGGTAGAATTTAGAGACGAGATACAACAATTAACACAAATGCAACAAATGGTGCAACAAAACCCAATGTTACAACAAGATCCGCAGTATCAACAACAAATTATGTCTCTTTCAATGAGTTTAGAGTCAAGAAAAGCAAAATTAATTGCAGAAATGACTCAAGAATTTAAAGAAGAAGAAAATAAAATTATGGGTGAGTTTGGAAACGACCCAATTGCTAAATTAAAAGCAAGAGAACTAGATTTAAGAGCTATGGATGACACAATCAAACGTGATCAAGACCAAGAAAAAATTGATTTAGATAAATCTAAACAATTAATGGGTCAA